TGGCGTTAAAGTTTTTTGCTAATCGTGCAAGTTCTTTTTTATCGCTTTCTCTCCACCGAATTTTATTATATTTTGGCATGGATAATTTTCACCGTCCTTTAATATTAAAAATCCCCGTTGTTCAATCTGTCTGTATAACACACAATCAGCTAATATATTAAATTCCACATAGTAGTTAAACCTGTTTGATAGACTTTCATTCAGTCGGTTTCTGTTTTCAACCTGTTTATTCTTAAATGTGTCTAAATGATATTTTGAAGAAAAAACAAAGGTCAACCCTGTATCGGCTGTGTAACGATATGGGGAAATATTCAGATTATATTCAACACCGCCCCTTGTCATTGTTTCACCCCTTTCAAAATGTTCCACGTGGAACATTGAAAAAAATAAAGGGCGGCAACAGCCGCCCCATGTTTTAAACCGTTGCCACATTCAGCGTTAACATTTTTCTTTCGCCCTTTGTAATCTGCTTTACTGTAAGGGGTACAGGTTTCGCCCAGTTGTGCGGCTCGCCGTATACGCCGAAAAGCTTTTTAATCGCAGAAAATACGCCGATTGAAACGCACTGATAACCCTGCTTTTTATCGTCAATCAGAACAATACGGGGGCAAGGTTTAACTTCTCCAGTCTGTTCGTTGGTACAGTTGACAACCTCAACAAAAATATCCTTTACGTTGATAGTCTGATTAATGCAGTCCCCCAGTCTGAAAGCCGGATTATTCATTGCGTTGTACAGAATTGCTTTATCCTCTGCGGATTCTGCAACCATTGAGCAATACTGTGTAGTGCGACTTGTAAGGTCAACAATAAAATTTGTGTCCCCGTCCATTGTTTCCGGTGCGGTTTCGCCTGTAGTAACAAGTGAAAATTCCTGTGCCTTTTCGTTCTTATTCATTTTTTAAATACTCCTTTATCATTCATTTATTTTGGTTGCGTGTTCAAGAAATTTTTCCCCCGTCATTGTGTACTTTTCAACATTTTCCACAATGTTTTCAACAAGAATAATTTCTTTTCTGTCAAAACCCATTGCATTTTTAACAATGTTGACAGCGTTTTTTTCGGTTGCGTTTTCATAGGTTTCCACAGCTTTCAGCGGCTGATTTACAATTTTTCCGTCAACCTTTGCAATGCGTACAGCGTGAATTGTGTACTTTTTAAACTCTTTTGAAATACTTCTCATTTTTCGTTTACCTCTTAAAGTGTTAACTCTGGGGTATTAACATCTGCGTAATCAAAACCAGTTGAAATAACCTGTTCATAGTTATTATTATAACCCCAAATTAAAAACTGCGTACAAGCCATTTTAACACATACTAAATGTGTTATATTTTTGTCATTATCTTCAACCCACATTGTTACCCTGTCCGGTGACTGTTTGATTAAAGAAAAATTAACAATTGTTAAACCCAGTTTATCAATGTAATTTTTCAAAACTGAATAAGCGGTGTAGAATGTATTCATTTCATTTACTCCTTAAATTTTACCGATACATGAAAGCCGCCAAAGGTTAACCCTGTTTCATTGCTTTCAATGCACTTTACAAAGCTGATACTTTCAATGTTAGCAGTACTTGAAATAGTTTGAACTGTGTTAAGTACTTCATTGTATGCCGCTGAATAATTGCGGTTAGTTGTGTAACCATTCAGCATATGCACACCGATTTCCGGAAAGTACCTTGCATTAACTACAATCAATATTATCACCCCTTTCAAAATGTTCCACATGGAACATTTTATTTCTGTTTCGCATTAAAACAGAAAAACTTGTTAAACAGCAAAAGACTTTTTGAATAAACTCAATTATTTTATTTACCCTGTCGGGTATGGTGTGCGGTTGTTAAGGACAGCCGCCGAAAACCTTTTGAATTAATAGTATTCACTTCTCACTATTTCAGTGCCGCTAAAAGTGTTAATAGTGCAATGGTTGTATTTTTCAACCATTTTAACCCCGAACTTTTCAGCCGATTTTCTATATTTGAATGTTTTTCTAATCAGCTTGTCGTTTTCGCCCCATGCTGTAACAACGTATTCCATTATTTTTCCTCCGTGGTGTCTGTTTGTGTTTACCTTACATATACTATTATAAACGATAATGACAAAAATGTCAACACTTTTCCGCATTTTTTACAGTTTTTCGCCGTAAAAAATAACGTCGTTTCGGTGCAAAAATTTGTATAAAATGCACAATAAAATATTGACTAAATAAGGCTAATATGCTATACTTATAAAGGTAAATATAAAGGCGGTGAAAAACATGAAGAAACTACTGGACAAAGTATTGAACATTCGGGGCATAATGGCGTTTATCTTAACGGTAACTTTTGCAGTACTTGCAATTTTACGCATTGTTACCCCGTCTGAATTTATGACAATTTTTACTGCGGTTATTGTTTACTTTTTTGTAGACACAAAAAACAACGGGAAAGGAAGTAAGAAAAATGAATAGTCCTTACATGGGTAACTTTAAAGTTACGCAGGAATACAAAGGGGCAACGCATGACGGACTGGACCTTGTCGGACAGGACAGCAAAAATATACATAGTACAGTAAACGGCGTTGTTGAATTTGCAGGGTGGGAAAATCCGGGTAATCATTCGCAGGGTTTTGGGCAGTATGTTAAAATTGTGGATAGTGCCACGGGGTACGGTTTTTATTTTGGACACCTGTCAAGTATCAAAGTTAAAGCAGGGGACAAAGTGAAAATAACTGACGTTATCGGCGTTGAGGGTTCGACAGGCAACAGCACGGGTTCTCACTGTCATTATTGCATACGCAAAAACGGAAAAGGAACTCACATTGACGTTTCGGCGTTTTCCGGAATCCCGAATAAAATCGGGGTTTATAATGACGGGTACACAGGCGGCAACGCAGGGACAACGACAGGGAAAAAAGTTGAATTGAAAATTGACGGGAAAACCGTCTACACAGGAACAATCTAAAATGTTCCACGTGGAACATTTTGAAAATTGTTCCACGTGGAACAATCAAAAGGGAGTGTAAAGCATGACACGTGAAGAATTTAACAGCAAAGCAAGTGAACTACTTGCCAATGTCGCAGACACAGGAAAAGTTTCAGAAATACTTGACGAACTGCGGACCGGTTTTAATGAAGAAGTCACCAAAGGTGAAACAGCCGCCGCCGCTGTTACAGACTTAACCGCCAAAAATGAAAACTTGCAGGCGGCTAACATGGCTTTATTTTTAAAGACTGGAGAAACAGCGGCAACAGGTGAAAACGATGAAGAAAACGCAGAGGAAGAAAACAAGCTTGACTATGCAGACTTGTTTGACGAAAAAGGAGAGTTAAAGTAATGGCTACAACAGAAACAATGATTAATGTGTTAAACACAATAAGAGCAAACGCAAGCCCCACTTATCAAGAAAGAGTGCCGCAGGCAACGCAGGACAATATAACAGCAGTTGGAAATCCCCTGTTAGAATACAATGCAACAATGAACGAATTTTTAACAAGCCTTGTTAACAGAATCGGGCTTGTAATTGTCCGCAACAAAGAACTTAATAACCCGTTGTCAATTCTGAAACAGGGTGAAATGCCATTGGGAAAGGATATTGAGGAAATTTGGACGAATCCGGCAAAGGCTGAAACATTTAACCCACAGTCAACAGACCTGTTGAAAAGAAAACTGCCGGACACAAAAACCATTTTCCACAGGCTTAACCGACAGGATAAATACACGGTATCAATCAGCAACCCCCAGTTGCGACAGGCTTTCACATCATGGGAAAATCTTGAAAGCCTGTTAAACAGCATTGTTACAAGCCTTTACAGCGGCAACTATCTTGACGAATTTATTTTATGCAAAAACACTCTTGCAAGTGCAATAGCAAATAACAAGTGTGTAAAGCAGACAATTTCTGATATTGTTGACGAATCCACAGCCAAAGCATTTATTACAACAGCAAGGCTTTACCACAGAAACATAACTTTCCCGTCAAAGAATTATAATGCTTATTCTATAAGCGGTGGGGACGGTGAGGTAACAACGTGGACACCTGCGGAAGATATTAGATTTATCATGCGTTCTGACATTGAGGCGTACACAGATGTTAATGTTCTTGCAAGTGCCTTTAATATGTCAAAGGCTGACTTTTTAGGTGCTACGCTTGTAGTAGATGATTTTGGAAGTGCCACAAACTGCGTTGCAATGATGTTTGATAAATCGTTTACACAGATTTATGATAATTACAGAGAAATGACGGAATTTTTCAACGGGGATACCCTTACATGGAATTATTACTACCATGTATGGCAGACTTACAGCGTGTCAACTCTTTGCAATGCAATTGCATTTGTCACAGGTGAATAATTATGTTTACCCCTGCCACAGCGGTGTATTTATGTAATACGCCGCTGAAAAGTGACAATAAAAATCAGTTAACATTTGAAAGCCGTTCAGACCAATTTAATTACTTCAACAGTTTAGCGGTGCGCCGCTTTTCAGACTTTACTTATCAAAGAAAAGATAGTATTATCCGTGTACCAATAAACGCAGAAGTGTTATTCAATGACGGTGTTAATTATGTTATGTATGATAATAAAAATTTTTCAACCCGTTGGATTTATGCCTACATAACTAAAATTGAATATGTTAACGCTAATGTTTCCCACATACATATTAAAACAGACGTGTTTCAAACGTGGTTTTTAGAATGTAGAGTGTTACCGTCTTTTGTTGTTCGTGAAACTGTTATTAATGACGAACTTTTCAAGCATACATTACCCGAAAATCTGCCGACAGGAGAACAAGTAACAGTTGCAACTACAACTATTGCTGACAGTTTAAATTCGCAATCGGTGGACGAATTTGACAACAACTATTATTGCGTAGTAATGACAAGTGAACCTGTTAAATGGCTATCTGCTACAATTCCGGCTGTTGATAGTTTTGTGGGCGGCGTTGCCAATCCCTGTTATATGTATGCAACCAGTCTATCAGATTTTTACGGGTTTATGGATAAGATAACCGAAAACGGACAGGTTAACGCCGTGGTTTGCTGTGTTGCCATTCCAAAATTTTTTGTTAATTTTCACGAACTGGACACAGGCGGCGGAACTGGGGGCGGCGGTGAAACTGGGGTTAATTATCTGGGTTCGCCGTATTCGGCAAGCTTTACTATAACGCAGACTTATAACCCCCCGAATCACTATGGTATTGATATGGTGGGTTTATCTGATAAAAACATTTATAGCCCCGTTGCCGGAACTGTTGTTGATAGTCGGTGGGAAAATGACAGCGACCATTCACAGGGTTACGGGCAATTAGTGAGAATACTCGACAGCGAAAGCGGATTGTATTTTATTTTCGGGCATTTATCAGAAAGAAGTGTTTCAGAGGGTGACACAGTAACCGCAGGGCAGAAAATAGGCGTTGAGGGTTCGACAGGTAACAGCACGGGTTCGCACTTACATTATCAAGTATCAAGTGATTGGAATAGTGGAACTGTAAACCCTGCTAACTATGGCACATTCCAAAATATTGAGGGGGTGCAATAATGGCAATTGGTTATATAACCGATATTAATGCGGAATTTGCAAGACTTGAAACAGAGGTAAGCAAAAACTTGAAAACAATTGACGGTTACACCCCTAAAAATAACAAGTGCTTTTGTTATCCCTTTAACTACTTAACGCTTAACAACAACAGCGGCGTTAAGGTAATATTAAAATATGAGTTATTCAACAACCCACAAAGCGCAACAGCAACTATAAAATATTATCCTGTTGTTGGAAACAATCCCGTTTTACTTTGTGTCCCTGTTAACTACAAAGGACAGGCAAAAAATTTTGATAATTCGGTACAGTTTGCAAACTTTCCCCCGTTGCCGTGGTCTTATGATGTTTTTAAAAATTGGGCGGCATTAAATAGTAATTCTATCGCTATGAGTTTTGCGCAAAAGGGTTTAAGTGTTGCAAGTGCGGCGGTAACTGGAAATTTAGGCGGCGTTATTGGCGGCGTAACTTCAACCGCCGCTGAACTTGCAAACATGGCAGACAAAGCACAACAGCCGGACGAAGTGAGAGGAACACCACAGGGTAACGCCCTTTTATATTCCGGCGGTGCGGGAGTTTTTGCCCGTTGTGAATGTTGTAAATCTGAATACATTTCTAAAGTAGACGATTATTTCACACGGTACGGGTATTTGATAAATGAGGTTAAAAAGCCGCTTTTGCACAATCGAAAAAATTTTGATTATATACAGACAAGGGATATTGACATAACAGGGGCAATTCCTTCTGATGATTTAGAGGAATTATGTAACATCTTTAACAATGGCGTTACAATTTGGCACAACCCTAATACTTTTGGTGATTATGGTGTGGACAATTCCCCGATTAATAGTTAATGTTCCACGTGGAACATTTTGAAAGGTGTGATAATTTGAAACATGATTACAGTCCAATGCTAAGCCCTGTAAATAAAGGTTTTGACACAACAGCCGCCCTAAATAATGCAACTTATTTAGATTATTACAAGCGGTTACGCCTGTTAGCTTTGTCAATGTTTGAATGGGAAAACTTGCCGGACAGCATGAACGAACGCTTTCTTGAAAAAACATTGTATATGTATGGGTTAGCCTGTTTCTGTTATGACAATGATTTTGGTTGGCTTTCTCTGCGTTGCATACCGTCCGCAAAGTTAAACGTATATGAAGAAAGTTTGAAATATACAGCCTATTCCATTAATTACTCAAAAACATTTAACAGAAATGAAATTGTTTTAGTCCGGAATAACCTTGACCAGTTACCAACTGATATGACAATACAGCTTTTTGCCCGTAGGCTTTACGAGTGCGAAAGAACTATTGATGTTAATATTAAGGCACAAAAAACCCCTGTACTTGTCAAGTGTGGAGAAAAACAACGGTTAACGCTTAAAAACGTATATATGAATTATGACGGTAACGCCCCCGTTATTTTCGGGGATAAAGATTTAGACACAACAGGCTTTGAAGTCTTACAGACAAATGCCCCGTTTGTTGCTGACAAATTGGCAGAATATAAGCGTAATGTGTGGAGTGAAATGTTATCATTTTTAGGTGTTAACAATGTTGCAACCGAAAAGGCGGAAAGACTTGTAACTGATGAGGTTAACGCTAATAATCAAATGGTACAGCTAGCCGCCGAAACTATGTTGTTGACACGTCAACAGGCGGCAAAGGAATTAAATGAATTGTATGGGTTTAATGTTAAGGTTAAGTTAAGAACATATGATGAAATGAAAGAACTGTTGAAACTGGAAAGCGAAACAGAGGAAGAAGAAACGGGGGCGGCAGATAGTGAGTAAATATACAACAGAATTAAGATATCTGATAGAAAATAATTTTGATATTGGGTTAAAAACTTACCCCATTTTTGACGAAAATTACAGGGAAGTTTTAAACACTAAAATTATCAATCATTATTTTTTCCGTGAAATAGGCATGGAAACCGCCGAACTTTTCAAACGTTATCTTAATACAACAATGTGTGAGATAATGCCCTATTATAATCAGCTTTACAAATCTGAATTATTGGAATTTAACCCGTTTTATAATGTTGACAAGACAATAACAGCAGATAAAAACAACAACAGCGTTTCCGATTTTATCGGGAATATCACAGGGAAAAACACGCAGACCGCAGACAGCGAAAACACGCAGACGAACAACGGCAAACAGCAAACCACAACCGCCGCAACTTCAACGGGCGAAAGTATAGGCAATTCAACAACCACAAATAAAAACAAAAATGTTTCAAGTGATACGCCGCAGGGTTTCTTATCAATCAATAGTATTGAGAATGAAACTTATGCAAGTGCGGCAGAAATGGGAAATGCTGAAAGCATAAACAATAGTAAGGCAACTTCAAACAATGCCGAAAACGGCACAACAGACCAAACAACCGCAGATGAAAGCAAAGCCAAAGGGACAACCAAAAGCAATGCAACAACTGCAACTGATACCGAAAATAAGACAACGTCCACAGACTTTGAAAATTATGTAAGTCACGTTATAGGAAAATCAGAGGGCGAAACTTATAGTGAAATGCTTATGAAGTTTCGGGAAACTTTCCTTAATATTGACATGATGATAATTGACGAGTTAAAGACTTGTTTTATGATGATATATTAAAAGGAGTGTGCAAACATGAAAGAACCGTTTAACAGTCAAGCACCGCACTTTTTAACGAAAGTAAAAACTTATTGTGCGAAAGTGTTGCCGCTTGTGTTTGACAATTCGCTTTCCTATTATGAATTTTTAGGAAAAGTATGTCATAAACTGAATGAGTGCATAGATGCACTTAATTCGCAGAATCTCAATATAATTGAGTTTACGCACATGGTACAGCTTGAAATTGAAAATTTTGAAAAGTATATTGACAACCGTATAACAGAATTTGAAGATGAACTGAAAAAAGCATGGGAAGAATACAAGGAAGAACTTAACAAAGCCTTTGCAGACTTCAAAAATGAAATGTTAGCGGCATGGGAAGAAGAAAAGGCAATTAATGAAAAATTCAGAACAGACCTTTTAAATGATTTTAACAGTTTTAAAACTGAAATAACCGCACAACAGGAACGTTTTGAAACACAGATTAAAGCGGACTTTAACACATACAAAGAAACCGTTAATGCAGAGATTG